TTTTATTAGTACCATCATCTGAACCAGTTAAATCACTAACATCTACCCCTAGAAGTAAATCATCTGAAGCTATCTCTGTAATAGCTGCTAATTCTGTTATTTTATTTCCCATATATTATATTCTAACATATTAAATATTTAAAAGGTTAAATTCCTCTGCAATTTCATTATAAAATATCGTATAGTATAATGTTATTGTATGAGTATTACCTGCTGAAATTCTCCAATACCTCATATGTAAGTATGTACTATCAACATAAACATCTAAAATATCTTCTCCTGTACCCCCTTGAGCAAACCCTAGATAATCATTTACAACAAAACTATCTGGTGTCCTCCACGATAAAGTCCACCCTATACTCGCCTCTGGTAGATAAATCGGTGGATACCCAAGATCATGTTGTACACTTGTAGCATATTCAATCGGGGTTGTTACAACAAGATCCTCAGGAACATTTAATACAAGAGTCCCCGTTTGAAAAATTTTAAGTGTATCAAATCTACTATCCATTGAATTATCATAAGGATACGCCTCTCTAACATCGATATCTCCTTTACCTAATAGAAATACCCCACCCTCTTTTAATTCATAAGAATCGGGAGTATCACCATCTAAGGGGTCTAAAAATAATAGAGTATGAGAACTTTCATCTTCCCATGATGTACCAACTGTAGTGCTAAATAAAGGATTATTATAAAGAACCCCACCCCCTGTTATAAAACATCCTCCACCCCGATAATTAACTTTCGAAGTATCTGAATGTGTATAATCTCCAATATCATAACCCCCGCTTACATAAGATGACCAAGGATCTGCCATTGGAACTTCATCATTTAGCCCCCGAAATCCCATGAATTTAGGAATATAACCCAATTCAGCCTCTAAATCTAATAATGTTTGAGAGGTTTGACTATAAATCTTTGGAGTCTTCCATTCACTACTGAATGACAAATTTTGATCGTCAGCAGTCCTAGCATCATATCCCGGTCTTGCAACTTTTGTTACTGGTGTATTACCCATACCAAGCATCCTTCCTAGGTTCAATAAATAAATCTACTTTTATTTCCATATCTTCTGCCCCATAAAATCTTACTGTATTTTCGTCAATGTGTTCATATGTAACACTCCTATTCAATATAGACCATCCAAACGGCTCTACCCATTCTCGATCATAATATGAAATAGGAATTTTACACCATCCAGTTACTAAATATGATTCTAAATAAACATAAGCCATCACAAGGGGATTATATCCCAAATTATGTACGATATCTTTTTTATATAGAGCATCTGCATTTGGTGGAGCTGCCATTATCTTGCCTCGTTTAAAATTATTGTTTGTGTTATCAGCACTTTCAAGTGATTCTTTGTCGAATCTATTGTTCTATTCTTGGTATCACAGTTTCTAGCATCATACCCTTTCCTCGATGTTTGTATTCTCGGATTATTCATCTTCTACATTAGCTATATAAATTAAAGCTCGTCCGAATTCATCTGGGACTATAATCTCAATACCAACATTTAATGTCCCCGTTGTAAGTTTATCTACCGACATTTCTTTTATTTTAGCATTTGTTACCGCATCATCTCTGATATTTCTCTCACCTACCTCCGTACGTAAGACTGTATTTGTTATTACCCCTGCAATTCGTTTAAAATTACTTCTAGATTTCACTGGCACTTCTGCAAAAAGTCTTTCTTTAACACCTTCTCCAACTGAAAGCTCTATATTTAATACATGAGTATCATACGTTACTGCATTTCTATCTGTAATTGTTATCATATCACCTATTTGAAAGTACCCTAAAAAGGTAGTAGTAACTTCAAAGGGATAATATGAAACCCCTGTCAAAGCATCAGAGAGGGAATCTATTATCTCCTCTTCAATATCATCAGTAAAAAGGTTATTCTCAAACCTTACCTGATACAGATTGTCTATTTCGGTTAATATTTCCAAGAGTAGGTCTTCCCCGTCCTCCATCAACAGATCCTCGCCATCTTCTAATAATATAGTAGGACTATAATATCCTCCCCTCCAATAGAAATCTTCTTCAACCGGTGTTTTTGCTAATACTACACTATTTACCTCTCCCCACAATGCTTCTGTGCCTAATTTTCTTAATTCATCTGTTGTAAGAGTCTCTTGAGAAACTTCCCCGATATCTTTTAGAATCAATTCATCAGATTCATCAAAATATATAATTGTCGCAGTTATTTCTGCGATTTGCTCTAATACATCTCTGTATGTAAACCCTTGAAAAGAGAAATAATCAGCAGTTATCTCTAAATCATCATTCAAAAAACTATCAGTCCCAAGTGTCCAATCAAAAACATTACATATTGCCTCTAAATAGGTCTTTAATGTCATTGGATATTCTATATTATATAACTCATAAAGCCTTAAAGAATCATACATCTTGTCATACATTTTAATAGTAGTTTGCTGTGTATCCTTATTTTCTTCGAGAGATACAACCGTAAAAGTACCAAAGTCTATTTCCTCCGAATCTTCTCCAAATTCTCCAGAATAATATGAAAGTGTATGGGTTCCTGATTGACTACCAGTCGTTATAATCTTAACTCCATTCAAAGCGTTCGCATAAGAAGATGCTATATTAAAAGTATCTTCATCATATTCATCTCCATCTAATATCTGAATAACATAGTAATAAACCCCCTCACTTAGACCTGTTGGTAATGCTCCAGTTGTCTCAATTTGTATCTTATCTCCTGTCTCAAGCCCGTGTGCAACGATAGTAGCTACGCATGGATCTGCTATTGTGAGAGTAATCCCACCTTTTTCTTCTGCATCTAAAAAATTAACCCCGAACCCTATATTAACCTCCTGCCCTCTCAAATCATGTCCTCCCCAATAATTAGCCTCTGCTTGTCTTATGACTGTTTGAAACAGATTCCCATTAGACTTTAAGGTCCAATTTTTCAAATCATCCGCCTCTGTAATAGTAATATCATCATTATTAGTTACATAAGCTGTTATTTGTTTTGCACTTTCTTTGACCGTTGTTTTGAATTTATTGCTTACATCTATCATATCTTCTTAAACGGGATTAGATTAACTACAAATGGTGCGTATATACCCTTTATTTTATTCCAATAAGGGTATTTAAAATCCCCTGAATAAAAATCTCCCGTTCTATAGTCCCCTAGCTTAGTATCCCACCAACTTACCGACAATACAGAAGGTTCTAACAATGCTAAAATATCTTTCAATTCAGATTCTGTTAAATAACCAAATTCTAATAATAATTTGGGGAATACTCCTACAAACGTAGCTTTCAGTTCTCCTGACATATTTCTATCCGCATCAGTCCAAAGTTTATTCCTCTCTACTTCAAAGCTTTTAAGTTCCAATTCTGTTGCACTTATTTTTACTTCGTAAGTTTTAGCCATTTTATAGATTTAATAAATTAGACCCTGTTCGCAACCCTTTATCCTTAATATATTCTATCGCCTTTTCGAATATTGTATCTTCCCCTATTTTAACCGTTAGATTTACTGACCCACCTTCACCATTAATCTTATCTGCTAAATCATTCATCCATCCAGTATTGTTATCTAAAGGTAGTACAACCTCTCTTCCTGCCTCTCCAATCATTGCCATTGTAGGACTTTCCACAACCCCTCCTTGTGCAAGATATGGGATTGATCTTATATAAACTCCCGGTATTCTATTCACTAAAAATCTGGCTTGATTCAATCGATAGATTATATTGTAATTGATGAAATTCCTTAACCAAGAGATTACACTTCTCAAAGCACCCCGCATAGCACTTCCTAGATTTATTGACATAAGCTCCCAATTAGACTGTATTCTATTCTTCAAATCCCTGAAAGCATTTTTAATTCTATTAGCTACACTCACCAAATTTCTAGAATTAACATTATCCATTTCTCTTTGTAGATTCCGTGTCGACCTTGTGGCATTATCTTGTGCTGTCTTTACAGTATTTACCGAATTCTTAACCCTAATATTCTGATCATCTACTTTTTTCTCTGAATCACCCAATCGTTCATTGGCTGTTTCTAATCTATAATCTGCAGACTCTAATTCCCATTTTGCTCTCTTATATTCTCGTGTTCCTTCTTTACCCTCTGCCTCTAATTCTGCTAAAACTTTTGTCTTCTCTGCAACTCTATCTTCTGCATCCATTACACTCAAATGTGCATCTGCTAATTCCCCATTCATAGTGACTAAATCTCTTTTTGCAGTATACAAATCTTCCTCTGCTTCAATCAAATTCCTAGATGCTTCTTCATTTTCCTCTTTAGCTTCTCTAACTCCTCTAAAAGGATCTATTATATCTAATGCTTTTTCAATTACTCCATCGATTGCTTCTCCAACATTCTCAAATATTTTACTAAGTTCATCCCACTCTGATATTATGGTTATAGCTGCAACTACTAATAGTGCAACTAAGGTTGCTATCAATACAGGTAACATTCCTCCTGTTGTAATTAATGTCCCAATGGTAGTAGCTACGGCACCTATAGCAGAACCTAGTGTTGCAAAGATAGGGGTAAGTGTAGTTATAATAGTAGATATCCAAGTAAAGATTCCAACCAAAGTATTTATTACAACTATTACAGTACCAATAACGATTGCAATCCCTGCTAATACTGCTTTATGTTCCCATAACCATTCTCCAATAGGTTTTAATATATCCCATAATGGTTGTAATGCATCCTTTAAATTATTTAATTTTTCCCTTAAATTCTTCTCCACTTCATCCACCAATCCATTAATTTCATCTATATTTTCATTAAGATCATCTGCATTCATCAAATCACCTAAATCTATACCAACTCCACCTACACCACCAACTCCCCCACCTTCCTCTGGTGATTTAAGAACATTCATTTCATCAAATATAGCTAATCCCCTTAATTCTTTTTTCAAAGCCTTTGCCGAATCTGTTGCATCATCCATTTCTCCACCAGCACCACCTGTTGCACCTGCTAATGTATCCATAGCAACACTTACAGGTTTAAGTGCAAAATCTTTTAAGGTTTGGAAATGTTTACCAATCAGGGGTATTCTAGAAAGAAAAGATCCTAATATTCTGACGACAGCTATTACATATGCAGCTACTCTATTCGCCCAATTCCTAAATGCTTGTGCATTACCTATTAATGCCTGTCTTATACCATTTACAAATAAGAATATTGCCCTAGCTATACTTGCAAAAATAGGTTCTAAATAGTTTCCTAATCTTTCAAATATAGAAGTTACAGCATTTTTAACTGAATCCATAGCCTTCCCTGATGTTTGCATTGTATTGGCATAGGCACCGAATGCTTTCTCCCCTTCCGTCATTACAATATTCAATCTAACTTGAGCTCGTTCTTGTGCTGATAACTCAACAACTGTTTTACCGATTTGGTTACCATACTCCCTATATGCCATATTGATATTACCAATCTCAATAATACCATCAGCAAATTGTAATTGTCCTCTTCTTACAAATTTTGTAAGTCTATTAATAGCTTGAGCTGAATCTATTCCTGCTGAAGCTGCTAAATCTTTCATTGTGAGGACTAAAGCATTTACTCCCGTAGTTACATCACCTGTCCTAGCATCTACTGCCTTTAATTCTCTAGCCATATCAACAAGTCCTGACAAGGCTAAAGTTTTAATTACATTTTCAGCTTGGGTTCCATACGTATTTGCTTCTTCTAATGAGTCTCTAAGATTGTCTACTTCAATTCTACTCATACCCATGTTTCTAGTAACAGTAACAGTCGCAACTTTTAATCTAGTATATTGGCTTCCTAGATTAACTACTTGAAGTCCTGCCTTAAAAATAGCCTTCCCTATTTTACTCACAGTTCTCGTTAATATTCGAGAAGCTACATTTGCCTTGAATATCGATCGAGTAAGGTTCTTACCCATACTAGAACTTACCCCATTAGCTGTACTACCTAATTTCCCTAATCTCTTATTAACATCTGCAAGTTCCTTACGAAACATATCTGCATTTGCAGCTATTAATACTTCTATGCTTTCTATTTCAGCCATCAAACTGATTTCTTAAATTATTTTATAGTACCACCTAAACGCAAGGTATTACGCTTCATTACCTGATCCATTTCTTTACTTGTCATTACCTTGCTACCTTTTGTATCCTCTTCATATAGGTAAGGTTTATCAGGATATTTTTTAGGATTATTAAAGGCATAAGATATGTAACTCCCTAATATCCAATTAAGAGCATCTATCTCCTTCGATTTACCTCGCTCTCTTTGTTCATAAAGATTAAGATATTTTTGATAATCAACTGGCAATATATCCCAGTATTCATCATGATTTAATCCTATCAACATCCTAGATACAGGTTCACCTTCCTTCCAAGTTTTCCCAAAAAACCTTAAACTCCCTTCTCTATTGCTTCGCTCATATCTGTTTTGACCTTCTTTAGATTGAGCTTTCGTGGTAAAAAACCTGCCTCCTGTAATTTCTCCATTATTAGAGTATATAACCCTACAGTATCCTTACCATCTGCTAAAAAGGTTTCTATTGCCTTAAATGCTTTATCCTCATCTAATGATAATCCCTTTTTAACAAATAAAACCATTGTTCTTAAAGAAAAGTCTGCCAAAACATCTTGTACGGGCTTTTTTGACTCCACCTCGATTTCATTTATTAATCGAGGAGTAAATTTTAAATCCATTTCTTATTAAAGTTAAAGTTAATTATAAAGAACTTGGGTGAGTTTTATCCCACCCCGATTCTTACACACTTGCCTCTACAGCACTATATACAGGAGCACCAGAAATTCTGATACTTGCACTAAATCCTCTAACACCATCTACTGTGGATTCTGATTCTTTGAATGTTTTCAAAAATCCATCGAATACCCATGTAGAACCACTGTCTGTTTCAATAGTCCATTCTTCAACTCCTTGTTCTTCTGCTATATCTAAGAGAGTTTCCATATCATCCTCGTCTTTAAGTATGCCCTCGAGAGATACGTCTCCAGCATCCTTAAATCCCGCTATAAACTCTTTATAACCCTCTGAACTATCCAGAGTCGTTACATCGACTTCATCAGACTCTACTCCAATCTCTCCAATGGTGGTTAAGTTACCAACAATTAGATTAGCTTCCTCCGCACCAGACATTGTTTTTGTTAGGGTTGTCCCTAAACTTTTTTCTGCAGCCATTTTATTAATAGCTTAAATTAAATCGTGTTGTTATATGACTTCTTTCATCTTCTGGTACATCACTTGAGAAAACTAATCTAAAATCATTCTCTAACATTTGTTCTTCAAGAGTGGATAACAACTCCCCGCTCTCTGAACTTGTTTTTGCAAATATATCTACAATTACCTCGATTGCCTGTGTACCTATACTTTTCTCTAAAAGATACTCAGGTGTATTACCCACTATATAGAAAGTAATACACGGGAAAGTTTTCAGAACCTCTGGTCTATTTTGATACACAACTACATCATCTATTGCAGACAATATTGTATAGACATCTTTTTTAGGTTCGTACATTCCCTTATCTTTTCAATTTATTTATATTCTTCACTATGTATTTCTTTGCACTCTTTTGTATATTTACCCTATGCCTCTGCAGTGCAGGAAACATAAAAGGGTGTGGATTCATCTTAGATGTACCAAACTCTTGGTATGGTGCATATTCTGTAACTGTGTAAACTCTACCAATTACCCCCGTACCTTTCTTTATAGTCTCTCTCTTTATGCTTCTTTTCAGATAACCTGTTTTATAGGGAGCCAAAACCTTCGCCGTCCTCTGTACAAGTTGTGTCGCTACTTGAATAAATGATTTCATATCAACCTTTCCTATCTTGTCTAGTTTTTTTATACACTTATCAAGATTTAGGACTTTGATGACCATTTTTTGCCTATTAATAAGTTATGTGAATCAAATGGAATCGCTTTAGTTACTTTATATAAAGTATCTTGATATTTAATTACCGTACCGACTGTTATATCTTCATCTGTGGTTATAGCAATATCAATTACTTCATTTACTCCGTAATCTTCTTGTATTTGTGCTAGATTATCAAATCTAACATTCCCTTTAAATGTAACTTGCGTTGCTGTTTCACTTATTCCAGCCCAGCCCTCATCATCCACCACTTCTTGGGTGGTATAAAGCGTCACAACCTTATCGTAAAAGGTGTCCGCTATATGAGTTTTAAAGTCCTCCGGTATTTTCAACGATAATAGGTATTCTGAATTTAACTAATAAATTCTTCACTCCAGAGAAGATATCTGCATCGGATTTCGAAAATAGGTAACTAGCGAGTTCACCAGAATAGTTAACCGATTGACCATGATCACTTATCTTGGTTATTTCTGTATTTGCTTCTACGTTTTCCTGAATTGTTTTATGTACACCCACAACAATTGAAGCTAAAGGTCTTTCTAAGACTGCTGGTATAGGAAGGATATAATCCTCTTCATCTACCGTTGAATCTAATAGATCTTCCTCATATTGCTCCACTAATTGATCGCGACACATAAATATTAAAGCTCTATCAATAATATCTGCGACAACAAAATTCAAGTAATCATTATCTGTTAAATCCTCGCTGATTACCAAAGCATATGATTTTATGTTTGCTATAATCTCATCCATTTATTTTTTTGTTAAATTTAGTCAGGGTTACAAAAGTAACCCTTGAACTAATATTAAGCACTTATATCACTAAAATCTGAGTATGCTATCAAGTCTGACATTACTGCCTGTGTTCCATAAGAATAGAATAACTCGACTGCAAATGCAGTTGATAATGGAATTCTCTCTAAAGCATAAGGTTTCGCTACAACTGGTTGGGCAATAGAACCTATTACCATACAAATTGCATCTTCAGTTTGCCTTGTATTTGAAAAAATTCGCACATCATGGAAAACCTTCGCGTTAACACCACCATCGGTAGGGTTAGGAAGTTCATCCAATTCATTTCTTAAATCACCATATACCGCTGGGGTAACAGTTACAACTATCATGTTTCTATCAACACCATCAACATTATTATTTTCTACGGTCTCAACACTTTGAATAAGCTCTTCTACTTGATCTACGACTGTGGTTGTTGTTATTGTCGTTTCTGTTCCTTCAGCCTCTGCTTCAGTAAAGAAAGCATTATCAAGTTCCCTAATCATAGCTAATTTGTGATTTCTACTTCTTTTCGCGAGAATGTCAGAAATTCCATAAAATTGGATATCTTTCCATTCTATCTCTTCGACTATTTCCTTATCTTGGTCTAAGTTAATGGTAACACCATTATTATCTACTGCATCTCCTGCTGCATTTGTTCTTGCAGTCCCATAATTTTGAGATGCGGATGTCATCAATCTTCTAACTTCGACAGAACCACTCTCTGGATCACCAGAAAGATTTACATTCTTGATTAAGACGGAGATAGCACTTTTTTGAACCATATCAATAACTTCTGCGTATGATTCGGTTAAAGCATCTTCAGTCACACCATCGGACTGAAAGATGTTTAAGGCATCTTCTTTCGCCATTTTAATTATTTATTTAAGTTAAATCTAGAAAGTGGTTACTATTTTCTTCTTTTTAGTACCACTCTTAGAATTAACGCTTATATCCTTGGGAGGTTTACCTTTTAATTGCTCTGCTACTGACTTAGCAACAGATTCAGAATAATTTTTAATAAAAATATCTGCATTTTCTAAAGTTTTCTCTCGATCTACTTCAATAACGTATTCAATTAAATCTGTTGGTATATTTGCCTTAACAAATAATTCTCTCACATCTAATCGATTTTCTCTCTTAGAAAGAGTTTCATCTTTAGCCTTTGATTCCTCGTCAGCTATAGCCTTTAATTCTTTTTCTCTTTCCTCTTGAGACAATTTCGCTAACTTTTCTGCTTCAATTCTCGCGTCTTCAATTTTCTTATTGGCTTCGGTTTTCATTTTCACCTCTGCCCTATTCAAACGCTCTTTTAAAGCTGTATCGAATTGCTCTTGAGTTAAAAGTTTTTTTTCCTTCTTTTTAACCTCTTTCTTAGATGTGTCAGAAGTTTTCTCATCTAGAGTTTCCCTTTTTTCTTTAGCCATTTTAGCTTTAGATAAATTTAACCGTTTGAGTTGGATTAACAACTCCCCTCGTCAGGTTTCATATATCATTGTAACATATGTTACCAATATATAGCAATTATTTCCTGAGAACCTCTTCTCGTAATCCCTTCATTTGCGTTTCATAAACCTCTTGGAATGGGTCTACAGAAGAGCTTTCTTCCTTTGCCCACACTTTCTTTTCTATCACTTCTGCGTCAAAGATTAGTCTAGTTCCAGACCTACAGTTAGGATGCATAGGAGGATAATTAACCCCTGCTTCTGCTTCTTCTACTTTAAATATTTTTTTATCTAATCCTTGACATATCAAAGATGTTCTACCATCCATTATGCTATCGTATTCATAATAATTAATCCCCTCATCTTTATAACTTTCTAATTCAGCTTGATTCTGGAAATAATTCGTTTCTGTTCTTATTAATCGCATAGCATTGTATTTACCGACATCGAATCTTTCATTTATCATTCTTGCCATTTTCTCTTGCGATGTTCCTATTGTTAATCCTGCACCCAATACCGTCTGTAATTGAGAAGCTAATTGAGAGGTATGAACCCAAATTCGGCTCGAATAATTACCACCCTCCCATTTCTCACTTAATATGTCTTTTACTGCTCCTCTATTTATAGTAGCAAATGCAGTACTATTACCTAATTGATCTCTAATATCTTCTCTACTTGTATTATAACCTTCTATTATAATCTGCCCGTATGCATTGGTTGTTGTATCAATTTCCTTCGGGGCTATGTTCTGTATTTCCCAATATACCTGCTGTTTAAGGGCTTCAAGTCGTGTTAATCTTGCTATATAATTTGGATCATAAATCTCTGTTACGTTAAATCCTAAACTTTTCATCTTAGCCTGTATATTTTTAAGGAAGTTATGTCTATCTACTCCCGATAGTATTTTGGTCAATTCACTTACATCTAAACCAACCTTATCAGAATAGTTTAAGTATATAGAATTAATCTCTTTATTAATATTCTTTAATGCCAAATCATACATAGGTAACACCTTATTCGCAGCATTAAGTCCTATCTGCTCACTTCTTAATAATCTTGATTTTGACCTATCTTTCCAATAATTACTCATTATCAATTACAACCCCAAACCTATCTGTAGTTTTTTGTAATGTACCATACTCTCTAACCTCTGAAGCATATTTTTCAGCCTCTTCTTTTCTATTCTTCTTTATTGTTTCTTTAGAATTCCTAATAAACGATAATTCCCCTATTAAGGTTTCATCATCTATTAAGTCTGTTAGATTATTTATCATTGCACTTATCTCTAAATCGTTTTGCGGTAGATTCCTCTTAAATACTACATCTACGTTATAAATAGGTACTATCATCATTTTATTCGTATTATTGAGATAGTTATTATATAATTGAAACCTCTCTAATAATCCCCTCTCAAAATATCTCTCAGTATTACTAACCGCTTGTTCAAATGCTAATAATTTATATCTTAGGGCTACTCCACTAGAATTACCTATAAAATTCTCATCACTCATATTAGGTGTTTGACTGATCTTATGAATATCATCTTGTATGACTTGTCTTAATACATCCACCTGTGTCTCATCTAAATTCTTAGTCAGATATTCTAATTTTGCATCTGAAGTTAAACCAAATACTGTTCTATTTTCCCTTAAACTTGTCAATTGCTTTTTCTCCATTTTTACACCATATCCTACAAGGATTGCCTCTACTAATTGTTCTTTATCATTAATCCTATCGGACTGGAGTAAATTGTATGCATCTATAAGACTAATAACTTGTACAAAATCTCCTTGATATTCTGTATTGTTCTTATACTTAATTAAAGGTACAAGTCCAAATCTATGAATCTTTCCTTCTCCTATAACAATCTTCCCATTGCTTACACATTGATATTCTTTTTCTGAATCATAAACTTGTATATCTTCATAATCATCTTTAGTAGTATCTTGCTTATAAATTATCCCAAATAATTTATTATGATCCACCGTGTCATCATAAATACAAATAGCATTTCTTACATCTATATCCTTACTCCTGATATCATTATCTGAAATATATACAAGTTCATACTGTATTCCAAATATAGAAATATCTTTAGCTATTTCATGGTCAATATCTGCTATACTCTGTTTTTTGAATTGTTCTTCTATTAGAGTAATATCCTCATTTTTCAGCGATTTATACTCAACAGGATTCCCTAATAAATATCCAACATGAATATCTGTTATATATTTCGCATGATTGATAACAATTCGATTATTCTTATTAGTTGGGGGTTTAACTCTATTGATAATATTATGTTTGCCTAAATAATAATTTTCTAATTTATTATATTCTTTTCTCTTATCTTCATTATATTCTATTGCCCCCTCGATAAGATCTTTAGTTAACAATGAACCTTTTGGTACAGTATACATATTCTTCTTAATTAACTTATATTAAATTGTAACACATTTCCTAATAATTTTATAATCCTGTAGAAGCACTAAGTCTCATCTATTCATTTTATCTCTGACTTGAAGTTATATTTACTACCCTCTGACTTAAAGAGATATTAACCACTCTCTGACTCAAAGTTATATTAACCACTCTCTGACTAAAAGAGATATTAACCAATCTTTGACTTAGTGTGATGAAAGACCCTCTTTGATCTAAACTTATATTTATAGTCTCAACTGGAGGTCTAGGCTGTCCTGAGATATAAAGAAGTCTATTTAAAGATTCTAATATTCTTCCATGGATATAAATATTCCTCTCTAATGTATCGGTATCCTTACCATGTATATAGAGGTTTCTCTCAGAAACTCCTCTAGTTATTCCAGATAGATATACACCCCTCTCTGTAGAACCAGTTAAACAACCTTTAATAAAGAGTCCAATCTCAGAAGCACTACTTAATTGCCCCTGTATCCACAATGACCTTTCAGAGCCATCTGTATCAATACCAGAGATATAGATTACCCTTTCACTTGAATTACTTAAACAACCAACAATATATAATGTTCTTTCAGAATCTCCACCATCTTTACCACTTATGTATAAATCTCTTTCTGAACTATCCTCTATTGAACCCTGAATATATAACGCCCTTTCATTAGAACCATAAGCAATCCCTGACATATACAACCCTCTATCCGAACTATTAGTAAGTTTCCCTTGTGTATAAATTGACCTTTCTGATTCAGTTGTATCAATACCCCAAATGTATAATGTCCTG